CAGAAAGAGACCGACGCCTGGAAGCTAATGTAGACCCCATCGTCAGTAATCCACTGCGCTGGAGTGCTATGTCTGAACAAGAGCAAGCTGACATGAGTGCCTTCCGAATGGCCCTGTTGGACGTCCCACAGCAAGCTGGGTTTCCCAACACAGTATCCTGGCCTTCACTTGCGTAAATAAGGAACACCAGTTCATGCCAAACCTACCGATCCGAGAACTAGGCTCTGTAGGCGTAATAACTGACATTGACCCCTTCAACCTACCTATCAATGCATTCACTAGAGCTAAGAACGTCAGGTTTGACCAGGGTAACATCCGTCGCTCCCCGTGCTTTCGTGATGTCTCAACAGTAACTGGGTTTACACCAGTGTTTATCCACGGCGTCTACAGCGCCACAGGTTACGACACCGTGACCGTGGTATCTGATGACTTCGATGTCTATGAGTTTTCAAATGGAACCATAACCCTGGACCTCAATAGTTCATCAAACGCTAGTACAGCCCAGGTAACCGCGACATCACTCGCTAACGTCCAGTACCTCAATCGAGAGGACACTGCTCCAGTCTATAAGACCCCAGCGATGAACAATTACGCTACCCTGGTAAACTGGCCCTCAGGATACACCTGTGGTGTCTTACGATCCTACGGTGACTTCTTGATAGCTATGAACCTCGGGGAAGGTGGAGCAAGCTATCCAACCAGGGTCCGATTTAGTGACATAGCGCTGGCAAACAATGCACCAAGCAGCTGGGATGCAACGGATGCAACCAAGTCAGCTGGCTTCAATGACCTAGCCCAGATGAACACCCCAATCATAGATGGTGCTACTTTAGGTTCTAACTTTCTGATCTACTCCAGCGACCAGGTATGGCTTATGGAGTACGTCGGTGGCACTTTCATATTTAACTTCCGTAAACTCTTTAGTGACGTTGGTGTCGTAAACCAAAACTGCATAGTCGAAGTCCAGGGACGTCATTACGTCTTTGACCAGGACGACATCTACATGACAGACGGTGTGTCTACCCAAAGCATCTGCGATGGACGTGTAAAAGACTACATCTTCTCCAGTATCGATACCAGCGCATTAAATCTATGCTTCGTTCAATATGACCCAGCCCGTGAAGAAATCTACTTCTGCTACAAGTCATCTGACGACATGGCTGAGTTTACTAACGGATCTGGATGCAACAGAGCAGCTGTCTTTAACTACGCTAGTAACACCTGGTCCTTCATGGATCTCCCTAACGTCTACGCTGGAACCAGTGCCAATGTCGACACAGTAGAGACCTATGCAACTGCCAGCGCCACCTATGACCAGGCTGGTTCTACCTACGCTTCCCAGGACGCTGGTTTTACCCGTAATGTCTTGATGCTATCCCAGGCATCATCGAGCGACGGTCTGTCATCAAGTAACATCTTTGGTCTTGATGGTATCGACGAAGGATCAACCTTGGCTGGATCACTAAACACCAGCGCAACCAAGGCTATTAAACTTGAGAGAACAGGCATTGACCTGGACATAGAAGCCCGGCTGCCCCTCACAGGTTACAAGAACATCAGAAACATGGTCCCACAGTTTAACACTGTGTCTACCAACAAGACGTTCAATGTATCGATGGGAGCAGCCGACCTGGCAACTTCCAGCCCAACCTATGAAACATCTGTATCTCTAGATACATCAGTAGCATACAAGGTCGACTCCAGGTCCTCTGGTCGATACTTGAGTTACAAGATTGAAACGCCTGACATAAAGGACTTTACGATCTCTGGTTTTGATTTCGACGTAATATCAACTGGGAGACGTTAATCATGGCAACAAACACAGTTACCGACGTCACAATTACAACATACGTTAGACGTCCAACTCCCGTAATGAACGAAAGCTTCAGATTGTATGTCGGACAAGAGTTCCAGGCAATCGAGGCTGCAATTAACAGTATAATCCAGGGTACTATCCAGGTGGCTGACAACCCACCAGAGAACCCCAAGAAAGGCATGGTCCGTTATGCCTTATCTCCCTGGGACCCATTAGGCGATAGCTCTACAGGGCTTGTCGTCTACAATGGCAGTTCCTGGGCATCCTTTAGTCCATCTACTTATGACGACTTCCCCAACTAACAATTAAACAACATGATAGGAGCATCCACATGGTTTGGCCTGTAATTGGTGCTGTCGTCGGCGGTATGATGGCGAACAAAAGCGCTAAAGCTGACCGCGCTGCAAATGAGCGCATGAATGAGCAGAACAATCAGTATTTAAATGCAGCGATGCCTTATATCAACGAAAACCTAGGCAACGTGTCTGATGCTTATAGAGGAATGATGGAGGCTGGTCCATACCAAGGTTCGTTTAACGCTGGTCCAAACCAAATGCAGACTGATGCAAACGCCCAGCTGTACGGCATGGGTAATACTCTGGTTGATCGTGGTAACACGATGTACAACGCTGGCATTAATTATGCTGCTCCAGGTATGAGCTTCGGCAACAACGCAAACGACCTATACAACCAGTTTACTGGCATGTCTAATACCATGCAAAACCGTGTTGGTCAGTTCGATGCACTAGCTAACGACCAGAGAAACTTAGCGAATGACTACAGCAACATCAGAAGTGGCATCGGTAACTATCGTTCTAACTTTGATGATCTAGCAGCAAACAGCCAGGGTGTTACAGATCGTTTTGGCACCTTAGCTGACAAGGCACTTAACGATGACCGATTAGCAACTGCAAGCCAGTACGCAACGGATAACATGAACCCTATTGTCGACGCCATGATGCGTGACGACACACGCCAGCTGACAGAACAGACGCTCCCAGGTATAAACCAGGCTGCATCAGGTTCTGGCAACGTCAACTCAAGTCGCGCTGGTATTGCTGATGCAAATGCCAACCGCGCATATCTTGATCGACGTGCAGACGTAAGCACTGATGTCTTCAACAGTCTGAAAGATGCAAGCCTGGCCCAACAGAACACCCAGTTCGACCAGGGCATGGCTGGCACAGTCAACATGGCGAACAACATGACTAACACAGGTGGTTTCTACAACGACGGTATGAACACCTACGTCAACCAAGGTAACATGACTGGCAACATGGGTACGGCATACGGTAACGCTGGTAATGCTTTGACAGCTGGTAATAACACCATGACATCAGCTGGCAACATGCTGTCAAACGCTGGTGTGGCAAACAACCAGCTAGGCAATGCGTTTACTACAGGGATGAACACAGCTGTAACTGGTACAAACACAGGTATTACAGGTGCCAACACGGCCCTTGGCGCTGGCAACAACCAAAACACCTGGGATCAAAGACAACTAGATGCTGACCGCTCTCAGTATGATTACACAACAGGCTACGATTATAACTTAGGTAAAGACTACGGAAGCTTCCTGGCTGCTCCAGGTCTCAAAGGTAACTATCAAGCTAACACCGTCAACCCAGCCGCTGAAACCTTTGCTGGTATGAACGCTGGTTTTGGCTTTGGTAGCCAATACGGGCCACAGATAGGAAGTGCTATCGGTAACTCCCCCTTCATGGACCCCTACTTTGGCTTCCAACCACGCCAATTTAGCGTCGTATAGGAGGATACAGAATGAACCCAGCATTGATGAACCAACGAGGATTTGTACCACAGGGGTATCAAGTTGCCCCAGCGCTATCCCCTAACGCACAATCACAACCAGGAGCGCTGAGTGGAAACGCTCGAGGCTCAGTGAAAATGCCTATGTACCCACAAAACCAGAAGATAGGTCTTGGTGAAGCCATGATGCGGATAGGGACATCTGGTCTCGGTCAGTCTGCTACTGGTGGTGGCTTAGGCGTCTATAACGCGATGGGACAGACGTATGGCGACATCATGGACTACAACCGTGCTCGAGAGATGGAAGAGTATGCCATCCGGGAAGCACAGGCCCTCGAGCAGCAACGTCGTCTAGACTTGCAGCGCAAGTTAGAGCGAGAGCAGACAAAAGAAAATGAGCCAGATGTAGAGGGTGCAGCAAAGGCACTTGTAAATCTACAGACTGCTCAGGAAGTTTTACAAGGCTTCGATGATTTTAATGATGTCGTCGGTTGGAAATCTATGTTTGCAAGAAAATGGGATCAGCTGACTGACAACCAGCGTGAGAACATTCGACTTAAGATCGAGACGCTAAAGGTTGATCGAGTGCTTGCCAACATTGCCCAAACTAAAGGTGCAATCTCAGAAAGAGAAATGGACATCTTTATGTCAGATCAACCGTCATGGATGGCTGGAGAAGAGATCTGGAGAAACTGGATTAATGACTACATTGCTGCTCTTCGAGTAATGCACACCAACCTGGCAAATGGAACCACCGTCGATACTGGGGCAAAAATGAGCACCATGAGTAACAGTGGTGACTACAAGATACTTAAAGAAGAACCTGATCAGTAGGAGTGGCTAATGCCTATATTCAGCATTCAAGCACCTGACGGTAAAACCTACCGTGTACAGGGGCCGAACCAAGCTGGAGCAATAGAATACCTTCAATCTCAATTAGAAGGTAACAAGAATACGCAGCCGAGCCAGCCTAACTACAATCCTCCAGGTACAGGTCTTGGTCGAGCATTCCAACGCGGTCTTTATAGAACTGGTCAGGCTTTTGATCTAGGTAGTGCAAATATAGCAGCCAACACATTACGAGGCATGGACGTAGACGCCTTGGAAACGCTCAAAAGAAGTCTTAATGTCCACATAGGTACAAAGTACCCAGCTGCCTTACAAAGTATATTGCAAAACGATTTACCAGACTTGCAATATCAAGAACCAGAGCAGTTCTTTCGCCGCATAGTTCGAGATTACAACCTTAAACCAGAAATAGCTGACAGACTTCTTGAAGACTTTTCCCGTATTGAAGCTGGTAAAGAAGAAATGAGACAGCCTGGTGGTTACTTCGACCAAACAAAACAAGCTGGGGTCCAAGCACTTGAAGCTGCACAGAAAAAGCAGCAAAACATCGATGCCCTACCTATGTCTCCAACAGCACAAACTG